GTACAAGTTGCCAATCTCGCCATTACGAATGGTATTGCCACCACCAGCTTCACCAACAAAAGCCTGTTCCGTATAACGGGCCAGACCCATCAACGTGTTACGGCTTGAAGGGGGAATCAGGAAGAAGCGACCATCCATGGGAGTATCGTTGTCATCCAAACGCTGAATGGTGCGGCGAATAGCAGCATCAGTCAAGCCAGCGGCATTGGAGCTGGTGCTGTTGTATGCAGTCGTACCATCAGAGCCAATGTAGGCTTTGGTAGACGAATTAGAGGTTGCATAGTCATCAGTGCCAACAGTTGCGCCGTTGAATGAGCGACCCAATTGCACCAAGTCGGTATCAACTTGACGAGCCAAGGCATAACCAGCGTCTTCAGTGTAGAAGTTACGCAAGCTAGACAGGGCTTGAGCCTCAACGATGTCTTCAATCAAGCGGCTATATTCATAATGCTTGTTGATCGACACTTGCACTTCAGACTCAGTTGCGGCAATCAAGGTGACTGCAACAGTAGAGGCTTTAGCAGAAGCTGAACCACGGGTGGGAGCAGGAATATGGATGGTGTCACCCTTCTTGCCCTTGAAACTCATTTTCTTAATGAGGTTTGCCAACACCAAGTTTTTCTTGTATGCGGCTACGATCTCATCCGACCAAATTTGGGGGATGAACTTTGCTGCGGTAGTGGTAGTTACACTATTCGCTGGGGAAAATGCTGTTGCCATGTTGTTTCTCCTTAGAAACGAAAGTTAAGTTACTTAACCCGACCTTCTGCGTAAGCTGCCATGATTTCATCACTTAGGCTTTCGTATCGATTCGGGTCTGTCATCTTCAGCCGAATGAGGTCTGCCCTGCGATAAACCTTCCTTGAAGACTCCCCAGAACCCCCTACATCAACCCCCGCCGCTGCCATGTTCTGCTTCCTGACGGCTTCACCCGTTTGTTCAGTCTGCTTTGCTCTGACACCTTTGATTGTCTTATAGGTGCTAATCAGTTCATTCGCACTGTCAAAATCAAATTCAGAATCAGCTTTCACATACAACCCAAGTCTGACGGGGCTGGATTTGATCCAGTTGACAAACTCAGGGTCTTGAGCAATCTGACCATAATCAGGATGCTCTGTGGATAACTTTTGCTGAACTTGCATCCTTTTGAAGTCTTGCGTAGCTTGACGCGCCGCAACTACATCAGGATGTGAATCAACAGTCCTTAGAACCGCTTTCTGTGGATTTTCAAAGAAATCTACCTCTGGTTCTACCTCAACATTATGAGATTGTTGCTTACTTGGCAAGGTCTGCTTAATCAATTCATCAGCTAATTTGCGAACTTCACCAACCTCTTGCGCCTGTTTCCCAATCATAGTTTGGGCATCTTGGTGCATCTTGATAACCTCAGACAAGGATTTCCCCCGATAGGTATCGGGAATGTCATTGCCAGAAGAATCTTGAATGAGATCGTCTAGTTTCGCTTCTTCAGCCTGAATTTCATTAGGCTTCTCGTCTTCAACATCAATTAACATAATTTTCCTTTTCCTGCCGCTTTCGGTTGTAGGAGATAACAACTCGACACAATGTGTTTATGAGTTGGCTTTTTGCTCTGCCTTCAATTTGTCTTGGTGTCTGCGATCAAATTTGTTTGCCGCACCAGGGAAACTCCCTGACCACCCTTCTAAATTGATTGCTGGAGCCGATATGACTCGGTTGGCTGTTCCACCGCAATCACACTTCAAACTGACAGTCTCATAACCAATCAGTTTTTCAGTTCTATGTCCGCTTTCACAGACAAATTCATACATTCTTTTCATCAAGTTCCTCGTAAGCCCTTTTGCTCACCTCTTGCAAGGTTTTGAGCCAGTTTAGGATAGATAACTCGCCTTGCTTGAATTTTAGGTCTTTTTCGCCATCAATCACAGATATATTATTCAAGGATGCAATCATGATGTCAATATCCTCCACCAAGTCTTTCCACCCATCACTTCCCATCATAGAGAAGCGATTTTCATAGTAATGCTGTAATTCAGGACTCACCAAGGCACTCCAGTAGCTTTAGTGGGATTCTTTTGCAACACAATCTGTGCATTTAAAGCAGCTTCAGTAACCGATTTATCCACACCATTGGCCCAAATCCATCCTAAGACTGTTTCTTTGGTCAAGTCAGCATAGGGAATGGTTGCAGTGCCTTCACTCCATGAACAAGTGCTATACACAGATGCAGAGTAATCCCCATCTGTTGCAGTGGCTTGCCAATGGGCAGTAGTGATAAAACCATCTGAGGTTTTTCGGTCAAGTTGAGAAATGTTCCAAGTAATCATGCTGACTCCAGTGCAGTGATACGGGCGGTGAGTTGGGTGATGAGGGCTTGTTGTTCTTGGATAGCGGCTGTTAGGATTGCAACCAAGAAGCTGGTGTCAACGCCTTGGTATTTTGGATTTCCATCCGCATCCATAGCATTTTTTTCTCCCACCACAGCGTCAGGGCAAACCTCTGCAAGTTCGTGTGCAATAAATCCTTGGCCTTGAGAACCGTCAGCGTTCCATTTGTAAGTTACAGGCTTTAACGCAGCAACTTTAGCTAAAGCGCCCGTCATTGGTGTAACTGTATTTTTTAGGCGATAGTCTGATGCAGTTACATAAGCTGTTACGCTTCCAGTTGAAGTAATAGAACCAACTTGACCAGCAGCACCGTTTAAAAATGATATTTGTGTTGCCGCAGTTGCTCCAGATGCTGAACCGTGATAGCAAACTATGTTAGCCGTGCCAGCCGCTGTGCCGCTTTGAGCCGCAAAAGTTGCTGTATTGTTTGATGAATCATTAAAAATTGATGCTCTTGAAGTGTTAATGCCATTTGATGTTGTACCCAGAAACAAGTTACCGCTGGAGCCTATACGGGCGCGTTCTGTGGCATTGGTGTAAAAAGCTATTGGTTGAGCACCTGTAGTGTAAATTGCGGCTGGGCCTGTCCCAAGTGAACCAAATAAATTAACATTGCCGCCTGAAGTGTTAGTTGGATCTTCTGTTTGTAACCAACATCCACCGCCAGTAGTTTTTAAAGAAAGCCGATTACCGAGGCTTGTAGTACCAATACCCAAATTGCTACCATCAAACACCAACGCAGTGCCCGTAGTCAGCACCTTGGAGCCATCAAGATAAGCCACACCATTAGCGGTACCGCCATTGTGCGTAATGGTCGATGATGTAGTCAGTGTGGTTACAGATGCGGTACTTGGAGTAGTTGCCCCCAAAGTACCATTCATTGCCGCACCCGTCAAAGTCTTATTGGTAAGCGTATCAGTCGTTGCCTTACCAACCAAAGTGTCAGTAGCCGCAGGAAGCGTCAAAGTGGTAGTACCCGCCACCGCAGTTGCCGTGACTGTAGTAGTTCCTGATGTGGTTCCAGCAAGAACAAGTGTTCCATTGCCTAGTGTTGAGGTTGCCATAATTTTCCTTTAAGGTGTTCCATTGGAGACAATGTTTGCAGAAGAGGTAATCAATCCAGTTGAGTCCATTGATGCAATTGTCGTTGCCCCATACTTGAACAACAACTTTCCACCACTTTCTTCAATCGTGAAGTTTGTAGTCAAGAGTTTAGGTGTAGATGCAGCCGTGCCAGTAGTATTCTGATTCAAAGTAGGAATATCAGCAGCAACAATAGCCCTGAATGTAGGTGCTCCAGAAGACCCATTGGGTGCGGCTAAGACGAAGTTTGCAGTCTTAGAGGCATAAGGATTCTGAGTGTCTCCATAACTCGCTGCCAAAGATATAGCAGGAGTAGCGCCACCACTAGATGCAACAGGAGAAGTGCCTGTAACCGATGTCACAGTACCTGTTGTTGGTGTAGTCCAAGTAGGTGTAGCACCAGTACCAGCAGATGTCAGAACCTGACCAGCAGTTCCTTGACTACCATCAAAACTTGTTGTTCCAGTTACGCTTAAATCAACAAAACTACCATTCTTAGGTGTTATTGCGCCTATTGTCATGTTGTCCATTTCGCCAACAAAAGTAGGCGCAATCTCAATTGAGTTAACGCCTGTAGGCTTTATGTGGACATGACCTGTACCTGTTGGGCTAATATCAATTTGTGCATTTGTTCCATTGATATTTGTAGATACATTCAGAGATAAATTATCTCCACCGCCGCCGCCCATGCTTAACTGTGTTGTACCAGCAGAGTTTTTGAGGCTCAAACCACCTGAGTTTGTTGCCTGAACAGTAGCAGTTGTAAGACTTGTAAGTGTTGCAGTACCACCAGTAATAGCTACAGAATTTGCATTCTGGGTAGACATCGTACCCAAACCACTGATGTCAGTGTTGGACAAGGTAACAGCACCTGTGCGACCAGCAACAGAGGTAACTAAGTTAGTTTGGTCAATCTTTTGCCAAGCAGTGCCGTTGTAGATTGCCCAATCCCCTGCTACCCAATCAGTGATGCCATTTAGATTAGTTGAGCCTGAAACACTGACAACATAGTACCAGTTGGTAGTTCCAGTGCTAGAAACAAGAGTAGGCGTGTTTGTGGATGCGTTCCAAGTGCCTTTGTAGACCAAGCCGCCACTAATGGCACTGATTTGTGACTGAAGACTTGCTAGAGTATCAAGTACATACTGAGAAGTGCCGCCACCATTAGTAATGACTTTGATGCGTTCAGCAAGATCAGGAGCAACAACATCCCCAGCATTGATTTCACGCCCATTATCAAGAACGATAACAAGTCCACCATCAAAATCAACATAAGCATTGGAGACACTAACACCATTAGCACCATCAACCCCGTCACGCCCAGGAACTCCATCTCGACCTGCTGGGCCAGGGGAACCTGCTGGGCCTTGCCTTCCATCTTTTCCGTCTTTTCCATCTTTGCCATCCAGACCATCTTTGATGGATTTAACGCGACCTTGAACTTCACCATTCAATTCAGAGAATCGCATCTCCATATCTGACTTGATCTTCTTCAAGCCTTGGATGACGATTTCTGCACTTTTGCCGATGGTTTGATCTCGCTCTAGAGATGCTTTTTGAGAGACAGACTTTTGAAGCGCAATAACCATCTTCATCTGCTCATCAGCAGACATTCCTTCAATGCCTAGTTTGCGTTCTAAGTCAGCAATATCCATTACCCAAGTTCCTTAGAAAGACGATTCAGGAAGTCATCTTCAACGCTCGACATTTTGCCCTTCTTGTCTGCCATTTGCAACTCAACAATCTTGGACTTGTTCTTAATGTCAGCTTCTTTGAGCATGAGTTCAGCAATCTTAACCCGCTTATCAAACTCAGCAGATGCTTGGTTGTCCTGACTTGGCAAATTCTTGGTCATTGCAGCCATGTTTTTTGACTGAATTTCCTGTGGCATCAACTGAGCCTCAACCATCAATTTAGTTGCTTCTGCACGATTCTGTTCTGCCTGAGTCGTGTTGACAGCAATCTGAGCCTGAGCCGCTTGCATTGCCAACTGTTGTTGCATCATCTGCATTTGCTGACCCTGAGTATCAGGTTTAGACATTTGGTCAAGCATTGCCATCATCTCTTGTCTATTGCTCAAGCTGCTGTTGGCAACAATGCCTTTCATAATGACAGGCAAGATTGGCGTATTGGGGCCAAGTGTCTGAAGCAAAGAGATGAATTGCTGTTGCTCATGCTCACGGGCAATGATGCCAAGGGTTGCAGTCGGAATGAACTTGTAATCCACAGTAGGATAACGCTCTGGATCAAACTGCATATACCTGAAAGCTGCCTTCTGGATGAAGGGAATCAGGAAATCCTCTTGGAAGTTCACGAGAGTACGCTTGTACTTCTTGATGATGGTAGCAACAGCCATAGAAATACCAGGATTAGCATCTCTAGCACCTTGAGTAACCATACCTTGAGAATCCAAAGTAGCAGTTGCTTGCAAAAGCATACGCTCAAAGGCTTGGGCAGTAGTCAGGTTATTGCCATCAGTGTTGCCAAACTTGAATGGGAACAAAATCTCACCAGGATTGCCGTTTGTCAGAATGGCTTTTCCAGGTTTGACTTCAAACTTGGCACCACGGGGCAAACGAGTGGCATCCATTGCAATCATGGGGCTAGTGGTCAGCGCCAATGAGTCTAGGTGTGAGCGAATCTGAGCATCAATAGCTTTTTGCATATTGAATGCCTTTTCAGCCGTGCCCCTTCCAAGCAATCGATTGGGAACAGTGTCATCTTGGTATGCCAAGACGGGCCGATCCTTCATCATGTATGGATTTTCTTCAGCTTTCAGCAAGGTTCCATCGTTGGCAATGACCACAATGGCCTCAACCAAGTCAGAATACTCATCTTGAACTGAGTCATCAGGAAATAGATCAACCATTTCCTGTTCTTC